TCACAGGAACCACAGCAAGAGAGGCAGAGCAGACCTTTAGCGGATCTTTTGCGATGATGAAAGCCTCTGTTACTAACCTCTTAGGTAATTTATCTATAGGGGATGGAGAGGCAGTAGCTAGAAGTATGGGAGAGCTGGTAGAGAGTGCAAGTACCTTTTTCTTTGGTAACTTTATACCGATGCTCCAGACGATTTTTAGCAACTTGCCTACAGCAATAGGAACAGCGGTAGAAAAGGTAGCTCCTCAGATTAAGGAGAATGTATTACCACTCCTTACATCTATCAAGGATGCAATCTTTACAGGACTTGGAAATATCGGTATTGATACTGGAGCATTACAAGCTATTTTCGATCAGCTTTTTAATGTAAAGGTAGACGGTGGCGGTATTGCTAGTATGTTCTCTGGGCTTAAGGATGGAATAGTACAGGCGATCAATACGATCTTACCTATCATCCCTCCGATTATCTCAGCGGTACAACAGATAGCCCCTGTAGTAGGGCAGGTAATTAGTACGATTATGAGCGGTGTATCTCAGATCATCCCTTATATTGTGCCAGTGATCCAGACTATTACTAATATCATCGTAACAGCTATGCCAGTGATCCAACAGATCATTACAGTAGTGGTAAATGCGATTGTAGCTATAATGCCTACACTTAGCTCTATTTTCACTTTTGTAGGAAATGTGATCCAGCAAGTACTTACAGTGATCGGAAATCACATGGGATTATTCCAAACTATTGTATCTGTAGTAGTAACAGTAGTATCTACTGTATGGCAGACCTTAGCCCCTATAATCAGTGCGGTAGTAGATGTGATCCTTACGGTGGTAGATGGACTACTTACAGGAATTGAAACAGTATTCAATTTCTTAGCTCCATACATCTCTCAGATCTGGGGTAGTATCTGTGGATTTTTCGACAGTGCAAGCTCTACGATTACCACTATCGTAGAAACCATTAAGAGTGTATTTCAAGGCTTATTTGATGCGGTATCCACTATCTTTAGTGGTATCTCTGATGCTGTATCAACAGCTATAGGAACCGTAACAAATGTAATAAGCGGAGCGATAGATGCTATTAGCGGTTTTGTAGATAAGATCGGTGGAGCGATTAGCAAGGCTAAGGAGTTTGTAGGAGGTATCGGAGGAAAGGTTAAGAGTGCTTTAGGTTTTGCCTATGGTAAGGATCGTGTACCATACGATAATTACCCAGCTATCCTCCATCAAGGAGAGAAAGTCTTAACCAGAAATCAAGCAGATCAGTATGAGAGGCGGATGAGTACCAGAGGTGTACAGCTTAAGGATGTTACACCTATAGACAGGGATCCAGATGATCCACAGGATAATAACGGAGGTACAGGAGGTACAGGAAATCCACAGGATAGCGATCTACCTAAGAGTGGTGGTATCGGATCCGTAACGATTGAAAAATTGGCGGATACGGTAATCATTGAGAAAGAGGCAGATACAGATAAGGTAGTTTCTGATATGGTGGCAAAATTCAAAAAGTTGTTACCTAACATGACTTAAGAGAGGAGGGATCACTTTGGAGTTTTGGTTACAACAGAATAAGGATAAGTTTCAATTACCTGTAAAACCATCCGATTACACGGTATCCGTATCACACAAAAATACGGTAGTAAATGTAATACAGGTAGGAGATGTAAACCTTATCGGTAACACAGGCTTAAGAGAGATCTCTCTTAAGTCTTTTTTTCCAGCAAAAGATTATAACTTTAGCAATAATGCAGGGCGTAAACAGCCCTTAACTTATGTAGAGAAGATCGAGAGCTGGAGAAAGTCTGGTACTCCTATTAGGGTTATCATTACAGGCACTCTTAACATGGAGGCTACAGTAGAGAGCTTTGTGTGGGGAGAGCAGGATGCTACAGGAGATATTTATTATACCTGTAATCTAAAAGAGTACAAAAAGATAAAGACAAAGAAAGCTACTGTTACCATAGCTACTGTAAAGCCTACAGTAAGAGCTACAAAGCCTCCAGCTACTAATACAGCAAGAACTTACACTGTAAAGAGTGGAGATTGTCTATGGAAAATAGCTAAACAGTTTTACGGTAATGGAGCTCAGTATACTAAGATTTACAATGCTAATAGGGATAAGATAAAAAATCCTAATCTTATCTATCCTAATCAAGTATTAACGATCCCTTAAGGAGGTGGTAAGAGTGATAGTAGTGCATAAGAATACAGACATTACAGAGTATGTATCCTCTATGAGCTGGGGAGGTAGCAAATCAGAGGTAGCTAGAAAGTTAGAGCTACACATTGTAAACGCCCCATTAGATAAAAATATTACTCCTCTTACCATCAACTTAGCGGATCCTGTTTATTTATTTGAGGATGATGGAAAAACAGAGCGTTTTAGGGGCTTTGTAGTAGAGAGGGAGGCAAGCAGTACCACAGGTACAGTTACTTATACCTGTTATGATCTCCTTTTCTATACCATTAAGAGTAACGCCACTTATAATTTTAGCTCTAAGACAGCGGAGGCGATAACTCAGATGGTATGTGATGATATGGAGATCCCTGTAGGCTCCTTAGCTAAAACAGGACTAACACAAAAACTCATAGTACAGAATGTATCTATCTATGAGATTATTATGAGAGCCTATACACAAGCATACCAGCAGAACGGAGTAAGCTACAGAGTTGTGGCTAAAAAAGGCTACCTCAATGTAGAGGAAATGGGTAAGGTGGTATGTAGTATTGAGATTACAGAGGATAGTAATATTACCAGCTCCAACTATAAAGAGAGCATTACTAACATGGTTAATAAGGTTCGTATTTATGATGGGGAGGGTAAGCCGCAGGGAGTAGTACAAAATGATGCAGATGTGAAAAAGTATGGTATATTCCAACAGACCTACACTAAAGAGGAGGGCAAGGATGCTACTACCACAGCTAAGAGTATGTTTAAGACGGTTGAAAAAACCTTTACTCTGGAATGTGTAAACCTCAATGAAGCAGTAACAGGAGCAGGGGCAGTAGTAAGAGATAGCTCTACAGGGCTCAGCGGTGTGGTGTGGATAGATGCAGATACTCACACATGGCAGAATGGAGTAGCTACCATGAGCTTAACAGTAACTCTAAAACAAATGATGGATACTAAGGAGGGATAGCATGGCTGGTACTGGCGATAATATGAAAAACGATCATCAATATGCAGAGGTGCTAGAGATGATGCGATCACAGGGAGCTAAAGATAATCCTACCTTAGCACAGATAGGAGTAATGCAAAGCTCTAACAGCGTAAAGATAGATGATCTGGTACTCAATGCTGAGGATCTATATATAGCAGATTACTTAGTAGCAGGGTATACCAGACAAATAAAAGTACCTTATGTATCTGGAGTATCGGTGGATACTACACAGAGTAACGGTTTTGCCAGTAAGGATAACCCAGATCCAGATACTAGGGTATGGAAACAGAGCCAGATAACCTATACTGATGGGCTTAAAGCTGGGGATATGGTGCTGGTACAGAAACTAAACGATAATAACAAGTATGTAATCATAGCAAGGGTGGTGGAGGCGTAAATGAGTTTATTTCCTTTTGCAACAACGGAGGATCTTACTCTAGCGGATCAAGAGGTAACAGCCTCCTCTATCCGTGAGTATGAGATCGACTTTGAAAAAGGCATACTCACAGGGAGGATCGTAACTGGTGTAGATGCTCTTTGTGTGTGGGCTTACTTAGCTCTTAAGGCTAAGAGATACCGTTGGATTATTTATAGCTGGGGTTATGGGGATGAGGTTTATGATCTTATCGGATATAGCTACAGTGAAGAATACCTTAACAGCGAGGTAAGGCGGTACATGGAGGAGTGCTTATTTGAAAATGAGCACATAACAGGAGTACAAGATCTGGAGGTATCCCAGATTAAAGATGTACTCCACATAAAATTTACTCTGGTAACAGATGTAGGTAATAAGGAGGTGGAAATGGATGTATGAGGATCAGACATACGAAAATATATTAAATAGATCCCTAGCAAGGGTGTCAAGTGATGTAGATAAGCGTGAGGGTAGTGTTATTATGAACGCTATAGCCCCTGTATCCGCAGAGCACGCAGATGTATATATCCAGCTAGGTAATATCGTAAATAATGGGTATGCAGATACCGCAGAGAGAGCGTTTCTAATCCTCCGATGTAAGGAGAGAGGTATTATCCCTTATGAGGCTACTAAGGCTACTCTAAAAGGTAAATTTAATAAAGAGATCCCTATAGGATCCAGATTTAATCTGAATGAGCTTAACTATGTAGCCACAGCATTTATAGAGAGTGCTGATGGCTATTTTTATTATCAGATGGAGTGTGAAACA